CTATAGGATACCCTCGTCTTTTAAATTAAAATTTACTTTTGTAAATAAAACTCTACCATTAATATGTTGTCTAGATTTTTCTAAACATAAAGGACAAAAAAAAATATTTTCTTCTTTTGTTTTTCTAAAATGTACAGGAGTTGCGCAATGTGGGCAAACACCTAAATTGACTTGTACGTCGTCTAAATCCATTATGCATCTCCCCAGTCCTTCCCAATTGCTACATCTACTTTAGATGGAACTACTAGCTCTGAAATAGAACTTTCCATTATTTTTTTAATTTGTTCCGAATCTTTACTTTCTCTAACACTAAAGCATAATTCGTCATGTATTTGCAACATAGGTAAAAACCCAGCATTATTGCAGTCAATCATAGCTTGTTTAACTTGATCAGCAGCTGAACCTTGGATTAATCTGTTCAAAGCTTTAAAAGTACCTGATCTTCTAATATTATTAACACCATATTTTTGAACTGCATCATCATAGGTTGTTGATTTATTTAATCCCCAACTAGCTACTTCCCATTTATCAAATCTACAACGTCTACCTCTAATGGTTCTTATTGACCCATTTGTCTCTGCTGATTCTTGGCACTTTGATGCTAATTGTTTTACGAAAGGAACTTTCTTATTGTATGCGTCCAAAAGTTTTTTTGCTTCTTCTTCTCCAATTCCAAGTTGTGCGGATAATTTTTTGGCGCCCATTCCATAAAAAAGTCCCAAGTTAATAGTCTTCGCTTGTCCTCTAGGTATGCCCGCCATATCTGCAACTGTTTGGTGGAAATCTGCGTCGTCTTTCTCATAAGCTTTAATTAATTGTTCTGATCCTTTAAATCCGACTGTATAAGCATAATGCGCCACAAGTCGTGGCTCTTGTTGCGAATAATCGAATGAGCCCCATAATAAGTCATTATCAGGTTTAAATATAGATCTAATTTTAGGTCCAAATTCTTTATTTTTTGCAGGAACTTGTTGTAAATTAGGATTTGACATGGATAATCTACCAGAAACTGTTCCTCCCGAATCAGATCTTAATTGGTTAATTTCCGCATGAATTCTACCCTTATGTTGATATTTAATAATTGAATCAATAAATGTTGATGTAAATTTGTTTATTTCTCTAGCTTCTCTAAGATACTTAGCTATTGGAGCGGAACAATTTAAAAGCCAATTAGCTGTAAAGCTAGGTTCTTTTGTCTTCTCTGTTCTAGGGTAGTCTATCTTTAGTTTATCAAAAGCTTTAGCTATACTTCTTGCCTCCCAAATCTCTACATTTAAACCAGATTCCTTATTAAGTTGATGTAATAAGGTTTTTTCTTTTTCTAAAAATTCAAATTTTAATTTTTCAGCCTGTGTAACATTTACCCTGATACCCTTTGCTCTCATTGCAATTAATATTGGAGTAAGTTTTGTTTCTAAATCAAATATAGTTTGTAATGAATTGTCATAGATTTTAAATTTTAAATACTGCCAAAGCTTTAAAGTTAATGATGCATCTTGCTCTGCATAAAACCCTACATATTGAGCAGGTAACTTATAAAGCTCCTGTTTAGCGTCCAGTCCCCAGTCGGCTGCTGCTTCTTTTAGCTCTTGTTCAGACTTTGTTTCGCCTAACCAATCGAAGCCGAGAGAATTTAATGAATAGGAAAATCTATTTTCATCTACGATAGCCGCAGCAATCATAGTATCAATTATTCTTCCATTTTTAATATTTACTCCGTGAGCCCTTAACCAACCCACATCGTACGATGAATTGTGAAATATTTTATCTCCAGGACCACTTACAATGTCTTGTACCCAGTCCATCACCATTTTATAATCCATGTTAGAACCAACCTCATGACCAATAGGGTAATAACCAACAAACCCTTCAGTAGCTACACCAACACCTACAATATTACCGTCCATAGTAGGCCAACCCGGTCCTTTTTCTTTTATGTTTGGATCTTTAGTTTCTAAATCTATTGCTATTTCTTTTGCATTTTTTAAATCAGGGAAGTGTGTTGGAGGAGTCCAGTCTGATTCTTTGAATATAAAATTTATTTGATGACTCATTCTGAATAATCTCTTTCTAAAACCATTTCTAAATAGTGTATTGCTTTAAGTATATCTTCTTTCTTACCTTTTAATTTATGTCTACAAATATATTTAATTGCATTACCTTCAGCGAAGGGTAAATTGTTTTCGTTAATAAATTGAGAAGGCTGTATTTTCATTGATCGATAATGTTGGCCCCCTATCTGCTTAAAAAATGCTTTGTTTGTCATAAATGTAAGTAATTTTTGGTTTAAATTTTTTATGATATTTGTCTCTAATGATTCGTAATCTTTTACACATTAATTGTAGTATTTTCAAACGTTTTTTTAATCGTATTAGTTCTTTCTTCATGATCTTTCTGCTGTTAAAATTGCAAAGCCTAATTCTCTTACTATCTGTGGTACGATGGAATTTCCCAAAGACTTTAATCTTTCGTTTCTATTTCTGTCCATCCTAACGGATACCCCATCAGGAATTCTACAAATTCTGGATTGAGTCTTCCACCAACTTTCTTTTGTTTCATCATTACCACTCCTGATAATATACTTTTCTCTGCCATTCTTTTGTAATTTGTGTTCTGACCTGTGTCTTTCCAATCCCTTGCTGTAGGAGTTGGAAACATGTCCATTGCTATTTTTTCCTCTAATTTTCCTTTTGATTTTTTTGTTTTCAATCTTTTTTTGACTGTTTCTAAATTTTCCCCCATCGCTGTTGATGCCCTTGGAGTTGGAAACATATTCATTGCGTCTCGTAGTTTTACTCCCCATCTTACTCCTTTCTTGTTTTCTCGAAAGAAATGACCATCCTTCAGTTGCACATCTTTTGCTATTCCACCCTCCGAGTCCGATGCTGTTGGTGTTGGATACATGTTTACCACTGGTTTGCCATACTGAACTTGTTCCGCTAAATTTCCTGGTGGTACTGTCATCCTTCCAATGCTCGTCCTGTATTTTTTTCTTCTTTCCATCGCTTCCTTTGATCTTGTTCCAATGTCCGTTGCTGTCGGAGTAAGCCATAATCCAGATTCGTTTTCTCTGGTGCCAAGCACCGACGCTTGCAGCTGGAATAACAATACATTGGACTTGGAAACCCGCTTCTTCCAAATCAGTCTGCACCTGTCTGAGCACCACGCCGTTGTTGATGTTAATAAGGCCTTCAACGTTTTCTCCAATAAACCATCGAGGTTTACATTCTCTAACGATTCTAATAGTTTCATCCCAGAGATATCGATCGTCATCTGTTCCTTTTCTTTTTCCTGCAACACTGAATGGTTGGCAAGGGAATCCTCCGGTAATGATGTCCGCTTGATATTTTTCTCCTTTAACATTTCGTATATCTCCTTCTATTGTTATATTTGGCCAATGTTTTTTTAAAACTTTTTGGCAAAATTCATTTTTTTCTACAAAAGCAATTGTTTCAAATCCACCAGTTGACTCTAATCCTAAACTAAATCCTCCAATTCCTGAAAATAAATCTAATAATTTTAACATTAAATATTTCTTTTAATTTCATTTAACATTCTACAAAGTGGAAACGTATATTGATGATTGCTTCTCAATATATGTAAATTTTGTTTAGCTCTTGTAACTCCTACATACCATACTCTATATTCAGAGCAACGATCTTTTCCAATTTTATTTTCCAAATGAGCAGGCCAATTGGATTTTTCGTAAATTACCACGTCATTAGCTTCTCCGCCTTTAATTGAATGAATGGTGTCTATTACAATTTCAGAATCTAGGTCAGGATTAACATCTGTTTCAATTAGTTTGTTAAAATAATACTTATCTTGTTCAGAAAAATTTCTATTAAATACATTAGTCCAATCATCTTTAGGAACTCTAAGACCAGCTTCTGTTACTAAAAAATTATAGTCAAATAATAAATTGTTGTTTATGGCCATCCACTTTTTACTGTCTAAACTTCTCCAGCCATAAGCTATTTCATTAATGTAAGTATAAAGAATCTGACACTGTTCTTTATTAATTTTATTACCACGCATTAATTGATTCCAAAGTTTAATTGCTCTCCACTTGTGTATATCAAAAGACTTTGATCCTTTTGCACTTTGAAAAAATAGACCTATGGTTTTCGCCTCTAATTTAAGTTCGTCTACAATTTCATTTGTTCGACCTAGTATCATCCAACTATCGGATGCACTAAAATTAATATCTTTAAGTCTTTGATATGTAATGATGTTACCTAAATTTGTTCTAGGCACGAAGTCTTTTCTCTTTCTGCCTTTTATATATGTTGCAATATATTGAGAAAAATCATGTATTGTTTTTGGTATTCTAAAAGATGTTTTTAAAATAAAATCTTTACCAGGAAATTCATTAAAATATTCTACTTCAGCCCCATTCCATTCATAGATCGCCTGATCATCATCTCCAGCAATATAAATTCTACTTGAGTTATTGGCTAATTTATATACTAGTTTCCATTGCAAAGGAGTTAGGTCCTGAGCCTCATCTACTATTAAAACTTTTAATTTTGGCGCGGCAGCATTCTCAATGTAATGTTCAATCATATCAGTAAAATCTACTCTATGATCTTGTTTATATTCATCGTAAGCTTCGATAATTAATTTAAATTTTTCGTAAACAACCCTTTTAATTTTTTCTTCTTTATACTGATCGTCTGGATGAATTAATCTATTCCTTGCTTTATCATATACTCGTAAAGACCAATCATTCCAAACAAGATGACCATTATAATTTTCGAATCTAACTTTAGGTAAACCTAGAGTTTGGGCAAACTCTACCATGTCTATATCTGGATCAATAACTGGAATTTGTTTATAATTCTGTCTACAAAAACTATGTATTGTTCTAAAGTTTCTTAAATCATCATCGGTGCAGCCCACAAACTTTTTAAATGCTCTATATCTTGCTTCATTAACTGCCTTGTTTGTAAAGGATAAGTAGGCCATGTCTCTAGGTTTAATACCTCTTGTTATTAATTTCTCCACTCTTTCTAAAAGAGTTGTTGTTTTTCCTGTACCCGGAGGACCATATATTTTAATGGTGCGGTTCTTCAAACGGTGCTTTTTCTCTTTTGAATAAGACATTTGACCTTTCAATTATTGGTTCTTCTGGTTTTTTACAATACCAAATATTTTTAATTTTTAATTTATCATAATATTCTTTTTTGATTGAACCATTCTTTTTGAGTGTATTGATGATTTCAAATTTTTTAATGGCTTTATTATTTTTTCGTATAAATCTTTCAAAAGTTTTATACTTAAACACAACGTTACTATCGTGTAAGAACCACATATCCGCTTCTACTTGTGATGCGTTGTCTGCTTGTTGTGTCTCTTGTGTAAATTGTATCATTAAATCTGCAAATTCTTCTTGTGCTTCTTTATCTTCATCATAACCCTCAATGTCTTGCTGCATTGTTTTCAATTGATTTAAAAATACTCTAAACTCTTTATCTTTTAGTTTTTGCCAAACCATATCAGCTTGATCAAATAATGCCTCAGCAAAGAGTTGTTGTTGATTACACTGCTTACCATTTAATTCTATAGTTTTTTTATCTATTGTTAAAAAATAAATTGGTGGATTTGTTCTTAATCTTTGAAAGGAATCTACCTTTGGCATATATGCTGAGCTATCAATACCGTATAATAATGTTCTGCATAGACCAGCATTACAATGATCTTTCATAGGTTTATCAGTACATTTGTATCCATAATCTTTTTTCTCATAGCTTTTAATTACAGCTTGTACTTCGTGTGCAGGTAATTGTTCATAAAATTGATCGTTACGATCCCAAACTTCTTTTTGCCATCCATCTGGATTTTTCTTTTTTGCAAGAGTTGCAAAAGCAGTTAGTGCATTATTTCTAAATCCACCTTCGCATCCATTTCTTATTACAGCTTGTAAGCACGGAGGGTACTGTTCAAAATCTTTTTCTTCAATTAAACTATCGTCTACTTTTATTGCAAAAAATTGTTCTTTGGTTAATCTAAACTTATCAATAAAACTGTACCAATCAATTAATGGTATACCAATTCCGTTATCATATAATGCATAACGAGTTGTTCTTGCAGCCTTTTGATAAGGAATATTTAACCAGTTACCCAAATCATTCTTATGAACCATAATCTGTCTTTGCTTAGGAAATATTTCGCAGCTTGATAATCCGAGATCCGTGGACAACAAACTAAGTTTGTCGATCATATCAGAAGCTTGCACTGGTTCTTTTGTGTGTAAAAATAAATGTACCCCACCTGACTTTGATCTGTAAGGAACAAGTGGATACTTTTTCTTTCTGATGTTTTCTATTAAATTCTTTACGTTTAAATCGTACTTATCTACGTCTATGCATCCCCAAATGCACGTATTATCTTGTCGAATAGGTATGACACCTAAATTAATTTCACCGTTTAAATGTTTTTGAAATAGTTCTTGAGTGAGAGGAGCACGCTTAGTTACAGCGCGCCCCTTCTCTTTACCTGTCTTTTGATCTTTATCGCCTTCAAGATAATATTCCCCGTAGGCAATATCTAAGCCTTGAAAGATTTCGATAAATTTCTCGACCATTAGAAAGGAGTTGATTCAGATTTTGTACTTGGTTGATTTTCAGTTGCTACTGGCATATCGTCTTCGTAACTTACGGACACACCTTTGCGACAAGCTTCATACAAATCGACAGCAGATTTAAATGCACTTTGATTTGATACCTGTCCTACATGATTAACAGCCCATCCCGTCCATTGACCTTTACCGTTTGATTCTTGAACAGTTGTAAGTTTATAGACTTGACTAAATGATGGTTGAGATACCAAATCACCTTTTGTGTTTTTAACTTTTGGTAAAGCTCTCATCATTGAGTTCCACTTACGAGATTTTTTAGCTTGAGTTCTACTCATAGTTATTAACCCTGTAGTGTTTGGACTTTGATCTTCGTTTAATAATAAAACGAAGTGAGAGGCTGTTCCTTCAAGATAATTACCATTTGGTAGCCTATCTCTATTTTGAGCATCTCTTTTTGTTTGAGATACAATATCTGAATCAGCAGAGTAGATTTTAACAGGAGCATTTATACCTCCGGTTCCTCTCTCTTTCCATTCAATATATTCAAACTTATAATAACAAGGAACGACTAATATACCTGCTGTACCATCATACAGTTTTTTTGTAACAGAATTACAAATCATTCCTGTTTGCGCACCTTCGATATGTTTTTCGTGCCCTGGTCTTCTTTCATAAGATGCATCGCTAATTAATTTGATAAACGGCATAGCCATTTGATTAGCTGTGACGTTCTCAAGTCCTGCATCACCGTACTGATCAATTATAGAAGCTACACTAAATGTAGGTTTTTCTATAACTGCAGTTTTTTCTTTTTTTACTTGTGTTTGCATTTTAGTCCTTAGTGGTTAGTTTAGTTTTGCTAGAAATATGCACTCCGAATAAATCATCAGGAACGTCCATACCTTTTTCAGTTTGTTCTTTTACAAACGTGGATAAGGTCATATGATGAACATGTTCCTTTTGTATTGGAGTTGTGCCTTTAGATTTAAGAAGTTCTAGCACTTCTCTTGCCTTATCGTCTTGACCCATACTAAACTCAACAGAAATATCGTGTTTAATGATATCTCCGTAGCCATTTTTCCTTAGCCAATCAAATGCCTTAAGTTGATTCGCTTTGGTAATATAAGCTTTATATGTTGGAACTGCTTCAACCATAGTCCCATCAGATAGTTTAATCATTGATATATCCATCTCAGCCATTAAATTAGGAATTAGCTCAGATGATATAAGGGTCTGTTTTTCGATAAGCCTCTTTACTTCAGCTTCTTTTTCTTCAATATCATTTTGTGTTTTTCTTAAATCTTGGCACAATTTTGATATTGTCTGCATTTTATCTTGATCCACACTTTGCAGTGCATCAAGAGTATTTGTTGCTACCATTTTTTCTCCTTGACGTCTTATTAAACTAATATAAATACATGTCAAACAAAATTTTGTGGTAGCGAAATATATTTTTAAAACTGAACCCTTTGCACACCAACGTAAAGCTTTAGAGCTTTCTTGGGATAAGGAGAGCTATGCTTTCTTTATGGAAATGGGTACAGGTAAAACTAAAGTTCTGTTGGATAATGTTGGCGTTTTGTATACATTAAATAATATTAACGCTGCGCTAATTATAGCAACTAAATCTGTATACACGGTATGGTTTAATGATGAAATACCTAAACATTTAAATGTTCCTTATGAAACATATTTATGGAAACCAACAAAAGAAAAAACTTGCAAAGAATTTATTCTAAAACAAAGTGATAAACTTAAATTATTTGTTATGAACATTGAAGCCTTATCTACAATTAAAGGCTATCAATATGCAGTACAATTTTTAATGAAGCACAATGCTTTAATAGCAGTAGACGAATCATCTACTGTTAAAAACTATAGAGCTAAACGAACTAAAAATCTTTTAAAATTAAGAAAAATTTCTAAGTATCGAAGAATTCTAACAGGTTCACCGGTAACCAAAAGTCCTGTAGACTTATATACTCAATGCGATTTTTTAGATCCTAAACACTTAGGATTCAATTCATTTGTAGCTTTTAAAAATAGATATTGTGTATTTGATATTGTTCACATTACAGGAGACAGACAAATTGCTGTGCCAGTAGGATTTAAAAATCTTGAAGAACTAGAACAAAAATTAAAAACATTTTCTTATAGAGTTAAGAAAGAAGATTGTTTAGACTTACCTGCTAAAGTCTATACTAAACGTGTTGTACAATTATCAGATGAGCAAAGAAAAGTTTATAATGAAATAAGAGATGAAGCCATAGCAAACTTAGACGGAGATAGAATGACTGTTAATAATGTATTAACTGAAATTATTAGACTTCATCAAATTACAGCAGGTTTCTTTTCTGGAGAATCTGGTCAAATACAAAAATTAAGTAATAATAAATTAGATGCATTGTTAGAAATTATAGAGGACACTGATGAAAAAATTATTATCTGGGCAAACTGGGTTTACAATATTGAAGAGATAACTAACAAACTTGTCGACATTTATGGTCCGTCGTCCGTTGTTAATTTTTATGGTGCAGTTAACTCTGAAAAAAGAAGCAAGGCCATTGATTTATTCATGAATGATCCTAACTGTAGGTTCTTTGTCGCCAATCCATCTACTGGAGGATTTGGTCTAACATTAACATCGGCTACATTAGTTATTTACTATTCAAATAGTTTTAATGCTGAACATAGAATGCAGTCTGAAGAAAGAGCTCATCGAATAGGTCAAACTAAAAAGGTAACTTATATTGATTTAATAACCGAAGATAGTGTTGACGAAAAGATTGTAACGTCTTTAAAGAACAAATTTAAATTGTCGGCTGCGACTCTGGGAGAGGTTGTTCGGACTTGGCTATAGCTTTATAGTCTTCAAATTTCTTCCACCATTTATCTTTCCACATTTTCATTTGATCTCCAAATATTTCAAACGATTGAAATTGTAAGTCTCTTGAACACATTAAAACTACTCCCCCTTCTATTTCACCATAATGTTTACCGTGTGCCTCAGCATAAGCAGCTAATTGTAAAAAATAATCTTCAATCCATTCAATTCTTTTTGGTTTATTAGTTTGTTTAAAATCAATGATAGCTGGTTTGTCTTTATAGATACCTATTAAATCTGTTGTTCCTGCATACAGATCTTCGTATCTTAAATTAGTTTCAGATCCCCATGCCTCTTTAACATTTTTTAATCCTTCTTTAATGATCATATTGGCCATGTCTTTTGCTTTTTGTCCCTCAGGAGTCATGGATATGTAATTAGTGCCTTCAATATATTTTTCTAAATATTTATGCATCTCAGTTCCAACTCTAGATGCTTCTTGTTTGATTCTTTCTGCCTCTTCGTTTCCAACTCTTTTTATCCATTTATCAAGATTAGTTCTGTCTTTTGTTTTAGACAATATAGTTGTGACTGAAGGGATCTTTGTTCCATTAACGACGTATGTTCTACCACTCTCTTGAGTGTCTCTGTCGTATTTTAAATAATCGTATTTTTTAATTAACACACTTACTTATTACTTTATTACAGCCGTAAGTAAAGTAACAATTATACTACCCATAGCTGCAATGACTATGCCTGCAGATACCATGATTACTTTTTCTAATCTAACGATTCTTTCGTGTAATTGATCAATTTTTTTAAACGTTTCTCTTTGCATTATTCTGCAAAGCTTTTCATGTTCCTCAATTCTAGTTAAAGCTGTCTTGCCGTTTTTATACATTTTCTCTCCCTTGAGCTGCCAATATTCCCAATGTATCAGTCGGGAAAGCTGCGGCAAAT